ACCCCCAACCAGTAAGCAGGCTGGCAGCTTCTTGGTGTTGCCCAAGGTACCTCATTTCAAAAGCCCGCTGGGCCAAGTTTGAAAGGTTATCTCGGATAGACTCTGGTGAGACATCTGACTTGCCAGCGGCGTATTGCCATTTCAACAACTCCTCTCGCGAAAGACCAGTGGCCTTACCAAATTTGTCCGTGGCAAAACTGGTCTTAATTGTTGTCTTAGTCATATCAACTAAGGCCGATCCAAGCTGCCTCAAAATGACCGCCAGCGATCCTAGTCCGAGCAACTGCTTGGCGAAGACGCCGAAACTCTTGAGCGATTGATTGATCGCAGCCCCAGGAGATGCTGCTGTCGAAGGCGGTATGGCTGTTTGAGGCGCAAGTATCGGGGGTAGGACTCCAGAGGGGGCAGCTACCTGCTGTGCGGTTGTCGGAGCGGCAGCTACCTGCTGTGCGGCAGTTCCTTGCTGTGGGGGTTTAAGACCCGCTAGAGTGGTCAACTCAGCTACCAAGCTCTTTGCCGCAGCCGCAGCGGAAATCAGGGACGCTTCAAATCCTTTGAGCTTGTCTTCACCTTTTACGGCGAAACCCAACTCTACAAAAAGTTCAGCGACTTTCATTTGTTCATCTCCCTTGTGGTTTCCTCGTATTCAGCTTGGAAATTCACAAACTCCCAAGCGTCGAGGACCATATTGGTAGGCATGGCAAAAATCCGAGCGGGGTCTCCCCCGCCAAAACCCTCACGAGCTAATCTCAGAGCCATGAGCGTTTCTTGGTCCATTGTTACTCGGATCGCTGGGCGCTTGATGTCGGCTTTTCGCTTGTCAAGGACGACAAGGCGAGCCCCTTGAAAAAAGGGGAGAGGTTTGCTTTCATCACCTCCCACGCAACGGGCAGGTAATCCTGCCGAGCGTCTTCAGGTTCAAAGGTCTGCGGGGTAATCCGCTGACCGTTGTAGAGCGACCGTTTGGCACACTCCATCAGCGCCGCCTCCAAAGAGTCGGATTGAAGGAGCTGAAAAATGGCGTTCTTCAGGACGTTGATGTCCTGACCAGACAACTCGGAGAAGTTCGACAGATTCAAGTCGAAGTTCACCAATGATAGCTCCTTGGCTACCGTCTTCATCAGACGGTGGCCTGCGGAGAACGAAGCGATCCCGACTTCCAAGGTCGAGCCGCTCTTTAGTGTGATGGGGTCTTGCATAAATTGGTCGGGGTCGAGAGACTCCGAGCAAGCCCGATATGGCGTCGGTGCGAGGATTCGTGACCCCTAGAAACGATCCTCTTCTTGCTCGGAGCCGATTGATTAGAACACCTGGCGGGAGACGTTCGCGAACTCGAAGCGATACATCGAAACGCTCTGATCCGTGTCACCCTCCGCATTGGATTTCGCATCCACCATGCGCTTAAAGATGCCGCCTTGGAGCTTGTAGGTGTCCGAAGTGATGTTGCCCATGCCGTCGCCAGCGCGTTTCGTTGCTTGTCCGTCGAGCAGCACGAAGGACGAGAAGTCTTGGAGTTGCTGCTGGAGCAGCGCGTCCACAGACTTGTCGTCATCGGAAGCACGGATCAGACGCAAAGTGGCCGTGCCAACCAGCCCCATTGAGTTTTCCGCGAAGATCGAATTGCCGTTCTTGCCCCGCTTCAAATTGGCAAGATCGTTGTCGTAAGTGATCGTGAACCAGTCTCCGTCGGCAAAGTCGTTGAGGACGATGCCGCCGATGACGAGAGTGTCGTTGCCAGTGAGTGAGACGGTGGACATGGGATGGGTGGATTACTTGTTGATGGAGACAAGCACGTCGGAGCTTTGAATAGCGCCCGCGAACTTGACAGCGATGCGAACCAACGGGGCTTCGCGAGCTTCTCGCGTTGCTTGCGTCTGCTGGGTCACTGGGAGGCTGTAAATGTAGTAGCCTTGATTGAGGATGTTGCGACGAAGGTCGGCAGGTTTCCCAAACAACTCCGCTGAGTTCCACGTACCTGGAGCGATGAACCCATTAGATAATGCTTGTTGAAGGACATTGATGTAGGCACCCTTCAGGAGAGCCATTCCTGGCTCAGTCTGGGGCAATTTCGTGCTCGTAGTTGCCAAGGCGTTAAAGCCTGCGACTTGAAGCGAGAAGACAAGCCAGTCGAGGTTGTAGACGTTGTCGAAGTACTCGTTGCCGCCAGTGCTGTAAACTTTTCCGATATACTGCGCGCCACCGCCGACGCTTGGATAGGTGTCCACGCCAGCGGTCTCACACGCAGTAAGCTGGGTCTGGGATATGCCAGTGTCTGGGGCGATCCCGACTAGCGTCTTCAAGTGCATGGTGGCGGTCGTATTGACCCCATCAAAGTTTACAGAAAGAGCGCGACCGGCATAGGCTGCGGCCATCTTGCGGGCCAGCAATGCGGTTGCTCCTTCGGTGTACAGCAGGCAGCGGGTGTGCGTCTCGCTTGCCGCTCGGATGGTTGTGAAATAGCCAGCGACAGAGGCGGTAAGGTGAGAGCTAGCAAACAGCTTGACGCGGAGGGATTGGCAAGCGGTCGAAGCGGCAAGGACTGCGGCGTCGTTTGGAGTAAGGCCCGCCCAGATAGCCCCACCAAAGAAGTTAATTTTGAGGGCGTTCGGGATTGCCTCGGCAAGCGTCGAGTTGGTGCCGCTGGCGGCCAAGGGGACGATGATGAGGGTGCCGCTTCCATCGAGGATGTTCGGCGACTGGCTGAACACAAGGACCGCTTGCGCGTAGGCTTCCGAGCCAGCGCCCCAGTCAGCCAACACGTCGGTTGGACTGACATAGATGCCTGGGACGGCAAAGGTGATGGCTCCATTGACCGGAGTCTCGTTAGTAAAAAGCGCGAGGTTGTTGACGGCGTACTGCTTCAAGCCGGTGGGCGGAGAAGAGACGCTGACAGAGACGAAATTACTGGCGGCGATAAAGCTCATGGTCGGTTATGGGTTCGAGATGATTGTCGGCTGGGCGAATTGGTCAAAGTATTCCACCGGCTTCGATTTCCGGTATGCGGCAAGCGCCACAAAGGTCAACCTGTATCGGTTGAGCCGAGAAGCTCCATCCAGCCCCGAGACATCAGTCATCCGAGGCAAGTAGCCGATTTTGAAAGAGTGCTCTTCTTGTTGCTGTTGGGCGAAGGTGCTCACCAGTGCAGGGGCAATTTCCCAATGGCGTTGACGAGCCGTCGGCCCTTTACTGTAAGCCAAAACTGAATACATTTCTTGGCAATTTACTCCTTGGGTCTCGACCAGCTCCCCAGTAATTGGGTCTGCAACGTACTCCGTTTTTGCTCCAAAGGGACGAGAGCCCATTAACTCGATTGAGATGTAAAGCCGATCATCTGATGGGATGTCGAATTTCTGATTTGCGAGAATCACTTGGTCCTTCCCCAAATCAAGTTCATGCTCAATAATGAGCGCGATAATTTTGATGAACTCTTTAGACATCGGGAGCCGCCTTCGTATAGTCCTGCGTCAGTTCATAGACAACATATCCATAGTCAGAGTAGTCCTTTTTTCGCATCACTCGGAACGGAGTTCCCCGGAGGGTGAACCGCTCGTCGTTGAGGAGATTAACGTCGCGAGTGGTGTGCAACATCTGCCAGTTCCATTTCCGCTGCCCCTCGGGCTTCATGTTGAGTTCTTGGACTCCAAAAGGTTGAATCACCCCCATGCAACGAAACTCTCGGAAAACTTCCTTGGTCTCAAAATCCACTACGGTCTTGGTTACGCGGCCAAGCACCAGAGGGCGGAACCAACCTACGATAGAGGCGTAGAGCGATGGCAGAGCCAAAGCTGCGTCCGAGACGCTGAGACGGTTGGCGCACGCGATTCCGATTTGAGCGATCATACGACGCGGGAAGACACAGACTCCCATAGTTGGGTCGTCTCAATAAGAATGCGCGTCTCGGGAGCTTTGGCAAGAAGCGTCTCTTTGTGCAACTTCGGCCAGTGGCCAAATCCGCCCGAGGAAAAGGCTAAGTCAACGACGGCCTCTGCTGCCTTACCCAACCTCGCAAGCAGCTTAGTAACCCCATCAGCTTCCGTTAAAGACGTTGCCAGGAGCTGGCCAAAGCCTGCACGGGAGCGATGAATCTCATCTACTAGGTATAATCTCAGAGGCATCTCCAAGAAAGACCGCTGCGGTATGTTTCCGACACCGAACTCGTGCTCTTCTCCAAGGCTCGGATTATCTATGGGCTCTCGGCTGGAATCGGGCCTGCGCTCCGCTTTGTCGGCAAAAATTCCAACTTGCGCTCGACCCGCCTCCAATCCTTGGAGAGCCGTCTGAAGGTCTTTTAACGGGTCCAAGTTGAGTCTCACCGAGGTCATGGCAAAGTTGGCCGGTGGAACGATTGGAAATTGCCGATGAGGGATGCGGACACGAGTTCAAGGAACTGCGCCCCGTAAGTCGTGCGCGAGAGCTTGGCCAAGAACGGGCTGTTCAGAACTCGCGTCGGAATGTTGTAGGACTCGCTGACGTTGCCGACGCTTCGAGAGCTTGTCAACCAATCGGCTTTTCCGCCTAACCCGGAGCCGCCTGCTTGCAGGGTCTCGCAAAGGTAGTGGGCCGACAGGAGTCCATAGGCGTAGGTAAAAGCCGCCTGCGAACCTGAAAGAGTGCGGGTCATGTTGAAAGACTCGGCGGCGTTAAACGCACGAGCGATGTCGAAATCTGTGACCCGTTCGGTGTTGGTGTTGTCACCACCCAATGAAACGTAGACGCGGGGTGCTTCAGTATAGCCATACCCTGCGGAGCTAACTGGAATGCTTGTCACCGCACCAGCGGTGACTGTTACGGAAGCAAGAGCACCGACACCCCCGCCGCCGTAGATTACGGCGGACAGGGGTGTGGTATTGCTCAAACCACTACCGGGGGCAGTCACTGCGATGCCAGAGACGCCCCCGGAGCTTACGGATGCCGTGGCCGTTGCCCCCACCACCCCGACAACAAAGGCAGGTGTCGCAAACGGGAAGTCCCGCACGAACTGCGCCTTGAAATCGGCAACGGATGGGAGGAGGTAGGCCACCGGATTAGACAACCTCGTCGGTCTTCTTGCTTGGTTTCTTTTTCTCGGCAGCAGCTTCAAGCTCGGCAATGCGGGCTTTGGCTGCGGACAGCTCGGAGGACAAACCCCCAAGCTCTTTTTGTGCAACTCCAGCTTCCACAACCGTGTCTGGGTAGCCACTCAACCAGAGATTCGCCACCGCCGCTGGGACGGTGAGGAATGAGTTGGGTGCCAGCACGAATTTATCGTGGAGGAACGAGCGTTGCGGGCTCTTGTTGTAGACCCGCACGTCGGCTAGTACGACGGCGGGAATGGGGGAGTCGGCGTTGGCCATGTTAGTGCTTTTTAGTACTGGAACAGCAGGGTCTCAAGTGGCTTGTAGAAACCGACGCCAGTGAGTTGCGCGTAGGCTACGTCCTCAAATTGCCAGTTGTTGATGGTCTGGGGCTGCGTGACCGTGAAGTCCACCGGGATGTCCATGCGGAGCGACTTTGGATCGTACCGGTAGAGAGCGTAGGTGTTCTTGTTGATCGAGCGGAGGCTGTTGCTGATAGCCGCATCACCGTAGGCCACTGGAATGACCTTGAAGTTCGGGCCGCAGAGAGCTTTGAACGCATTCTCCAAGTAGGTCAGCATGGGGACCGGGAAAGTACCAGCCGAGCCAGGGACCAACGTCATCATACCGAGATAATCAATCATCGGAATAACGAAGTGGGTTGGGAGCACCGTGCTGCCCGAGTTCGTCCAGTAGGTCGAAATCAGGGTTTGCACGAAGGTTGCAAAGTTCGCAGCACTGAGACCGCTGATCGGCGCGGTGATGAGCGAGGTGTTAATGTTGGTCTTGTTGTTGTTAAACAGACCTTCCATGTTGCCCGACTTGGTGCCGAGGAACGCAATCGCCTGCACACCAAGCTGCCACTTTTTGAGGCGGGCTTCGTGTTTGCTGGAGATGATGTCCCAGTTAGAAGCGACCAAAGCCTGCTCAATTTCTGCAAGCGTGTATTGCACGGCGTCATCCCAGATAAACGTGTTGATGGACACTGAGTCCATCGAAACGTCGGACTGAGAAAGGCGCGTGTTATTGCCCGCTTGACGAACAAGGCCCGCCTCGAAATCGCCGCCGTTCGAGTAGGTGCGGCGGGTGAGGATGTTTGCGGACCAAGAGCCATCGCCGACAGCCACCGGCACGAAGCTGGAAGGAGTCAGACCGAACGAGCCAAGCTCGTAGAACGTCTGCTCGCTCTGCTGTTGCTTGATGTAGGTGAGTGTGTCCACAAGGATTTGATACCCCGTGGCATTCTCGGCAGTGGCGGCGGCAGCGTTGTAGCGCGTATCCAAACCGTTGTTGCGTTCGCCACCCAGATAGAGCGACTTGCTCGCGGTGTGACGGTTGTTGAGGAAGATCGGCTCGCGGACTTCTTTGCCCTGCGCGTCGAACTTGCCAGTATTGCGGAAGAGAACACTTTTCATGGTGTAGGTGTTTGAGGTTATGGCTTAGACGCCGAGGTTGAGGGAAGGAGCGATGCGAACTCGGATGAGGTCGTTAGCCGCAGCCGCCTTGTCAATGGCAATACCCGTGACGTACTGGGTCGACGGAGACGACACGGTCGTGACGAGG